CCGCCGCCGCGCCGCTGGCGCGAATTCCTCTGGCAGCTTTTTGGCGGCGACGACGAGGCCAGGTCGGCGATTGACGAGATGCTCGGCTTACTGCTCACCAACGAGACCAAGTACCAGAAGATCTGGATGCTCATCGGGCCCAAGCGGTCCGGCAAGGGAACGATCCTTCGGACCGGGCGCAAGCTGATCGGCGACAGTGCGTGCGTGTCCTCGACGCTGTCGTCCATGGCCGGCGACTTCGGCCTCGCCGGATGGCTCAACAAGAAGGCCGCCTTCGTCTCCGACGCGCGCCTCGGAGGGCGAGCGGACCAAGCCCAGATCACCGAGCGTTTGTTGTCGATCAGCGGCGAGGACCCGATGCCGGTCAATCGGAAGTACCTGCCCGAGATCAACAGGCGGCTGCAGACGCGGATCGTAATCGCCTCCAACGAGCTGCCGCGACTCAACGACGCCAGCGGTGCGCTGGCCTCGAGGCTGATCCTGTTTCGCATGACCGAGAGCTTCCTCGGCGCCGAGGACCACCACCTCGAGGACGCCCTAGCCGCCGAGCTTCCCGGCATCCTGCTCGACGCCCTGGCCGGCCTCGACCGGGTGCGGAAGCGAGGACGCCTGCTACAGCCGGCGAGTGGACAGGAGGCTATCGAGGAGCTCGAGGAGCTCACGGCACCGGTCGCAGCCTTCGTTCGCTCCGAGCTCGTCGTTGACCCCAAGGACGCAGACCTCTGGATCGAGCGCAAGGAGTGCTATCGGCTCTTTAAGGAGTGGTGCGAAACGCGCGGCTGGTCCCGGCCGCCGACCCAGGAGACCTTCGGCCGGGACCTCTCTGCTGCCATCCCCGGCGTGCGAAGAGGCCGCAAGCGGGTGGGGACGTCGGTCGAGACCGTCTACTGGGGAATAGGGAAGCGTGACGGGCAGCTTAGCATCGAGGACCCGCCCTTTTGGGCAGGGTGATCCAGGTGATCCAGGTGATCCAGGCGCCTCAGCTTTGTTTCATGTTTTCGGCTACCCCCTCCCGAAAACACCCACAAAAAGGAATCACCTGGATCACCTGGATCACGTGGATCGGGCAGACCAGTGATCAACCACTTGGACGAAATAGCTTGGTAAGACCGATTATTATCCGAGGGGGGGCTCCAGGACAGGGGCAGCGCCGCCAGGGGGCGCCTTCGTTTCCCCAGAAACGTTTCAAACCTGAAACCCGAGCCGACCATGAGCTGTGGCCAAGCAGATCCAGCGCTGCCGAGCGTGCGGCGAGACTGGCCACAACCGCCGTAGCTGCGACCGAGCGAGCCAGGACGCCGAGCAGTCACCTACGACTGCGATGTCGCCCCCGGGTCCGCCGGACGGCTGGCAAGAGCTCGCCTCGGCGGTGACCTCGCCGCCCGAGGACCCGCTCGAGTGGGTGAGCTGGGCGCGTATGGCCTTGAGCCGGATCGGCTGCTACCAGCTCGCCCACCCCGAGATGCCGCCGGCCTTTATGCTGGCGCTGGCCGAGTTCCGAGGTTCGCTCAAGGCCGCGATGGGCGCCCGCAACGAGGATCTCATCGCTGACACCCTGCGCCTGATTAGGGAGGACGTCGAGGAGCTCGACGATGCCGGCCCAGAGGTGAAGCCCCTTGCCGCGCGCAAGCACCGCCGGGATCGTTAGCCGCCGCCGAGCGGAGCGCTCGACCGAGCGCTACGTCGACATGCGGCTCGACGTGGTGGACAAGGAGACCGACGAGCTCCTGCTCACCGCCGGCGGTCGCTGGGATCGTCGGCGCAAGAGCTATATCCCGGCAGCTGAGCGCCTCGGCGTCGAGGTGCTTCTCAACCCGGCGCAGACCGAGGCGGTCGAGTGGTTCGACGGCTGGCTCGACGACCACACGGCCGGCCGCGACCTCCCCGACGAGGACCGGATCTTCTCGGTCGTCCTCAGCGGCGGCCAGCGCGGCGGCAAGACCTACGTCGGCGTGCGCGTCTTCCCGATCGCTTACGCCCTCGACAAGCCGGGGAGCTACACCTGGATCGTTTGCCCGAGCAAGGACGACTTCGAGGAGGTCGAGGACTACATCGAGCAACTGATCCCCAAGGCCTGGTACACCAAGAAGACCTTCAAGAGCGTCCGGCGCTACAACCTGGCCAACGGCTCGCGGATCGTGTTGCGGTCGGCGCACAACCCCGAGAGCCTGAAGAAGGGCCGCTGCGACCTCATCGTCATGAACGAGGCGCAGCAGATGGCCGAGAAGGCCTTCGCCATCTGCCGCGCCCGCATCGCCGACAAGGGCGGTCTCGTCGTCGGCTGCGCCAACCCGCCCGACAAGCCGATCGGCGAGTGGGTCGGCGACTGGGTCGCTGAGGCCGAGTCCGGCGAGCGCCAGGCGATCCACTTCTACTTCGACCCGTTCCGCAACCCCGACATCGACCACGCCGCGCTGCGCGCACTCGCCAAGGAGCTCGACCCGCGCACCTACGAGATCGAGGTGCTCGGGCTGTTCCTGAGCGTCGGCGACACCGTCTTGTACAACTGGGATCGCCTCAAGAACGAGGTCACCCTCGAGCAGCTCGCCAAGCGCCTGGGCGTCGACGAGCTCCGCGACATCACCCGCGAGGTGACCAAGCAGCTCGAGGGCCGCGCCTTCGACCGCGTCGTCGGCGTCGACGTGCAGCTGCACCCGCACATGGCCAGCGTCGAGATGCGCTTCTTCGAGAATCCGCTGGCCCCCCTCTCGGCTGGCGGCGATGCGTGGTGGAAGTGGTCGCTCGCCGTCCTTACCGACGAGGTCGTGCTCGACCGAGCCGACGAGTTCGACCTGGTCGCCGGCTGGAAGGAGAAGGGCTGGGACCCCGAGGAGACGCTTATCGTCTGCGACGCCTCGGCCAAGTGGCAGTTTGGCGAGCGGGACCCGAAGAAGGTCGCCGCGCTCCGCAAGATGGTGAAGGGCCGGGGCAGCTGGTCGATCTTCCGGGCCGGCGGTTTCGGCCACATCCGCAACCCGGACCGCGGCCAGGAGAGCAACCCCGACGTCACCGAGCGCTGTCGAGCCACGACCGCCCGCATCTGCACCAAGGAGGCCGGCCGCTACGGCCAGCGGTTCCTCTTCAGCTTGCCGAGCTGCAAGCGCACCAACCGGGCGATCCGCGGCTGGCCGAACAAGCACGGCCGGCCGGCACGCCGATCTCGGCACGCCCACCTCGGCGACGCGGTCACCTACGGCGTCGGGCGCTGCTACACGCGGCGGCCGAAGCGAGAGCGCCGACGGATCGAGTTCGAAACCGGAACCCGCCGCCGCACCGCCCGCGAGCGCGACCTCGACTCCATCTAGCCGGGAAACGTTGCGAGGCGGCCCCTCGCGTACATGCTTCTAGCGGGTCACAGAAAGGGAACCATGGCCAGTATTGTCTACAATTCATTCAAGCGGGACATCGCAGACGGCACGATCGACCTCGCCAACGACACGATCAAGGTCATGCTCGTCACCGACTCCTACACGCCCGACGCCGACCACGACTTCGCCGACGACGCCAGCGGCAACGAGCTGTCGGGCACCGGGTACACCGGCGGCTTCGGCGGATCCGGGCGCAAGACGATCGCGAACAGGTCGTTTGCGACCGACACCGCCAACGACCGCGCCGAGTTCACCGCCGATGCGCTCGTCTGGTCGGCGATCGACGCGGGCAGCGCCAAATACGCCGTGTTCATCAAGGAGATCACGAACGACGCGGCCTCGCGCCTGCTGTTCGCGCTCGACCTCGACAGCGGCGGCTCCGGGATCGTCACCAACGGCGGCGACCTCACCGTCACGCCGAACGCCGAAGGCTTCCTCCAGCTGGGGTGATCCCGATGGCCGACCACCCCAAGCGGGTCGTCGGCTGGCGGGTCTGGACCGACGACGGCAACTGCTGGTCGAGCGACCGACACGACTTCGCCGGGCTGCCGCGTGACGGCGTGCTCGGGATGGTCGTCTATTTCGGCGACGGGACGCGGCGGCTAGCGACCGGGGCCGACTACTACTTCCGCGCGGCCGGCAACGAGGACGTGATTATGGGCAGCGACCAGCAGTTGCCTATGCCCGACCGGTACCGCGACCTGGTCGTTCTCCGCGGCCGGTGGACTGATGACATCACGATGAACCGCGTCGAGACCGCCCTAAACGCGGCCCGAGAGGCGCCCTGAATCTGAGGCGCGGCCATAGGTCATGGCCAAAAGCTTTCAGCAGACCGCGAACCCCGCACCATGCGGGCCGATCGCCGCGTGCTCCGGCGCCTCGGTAGAGACCGACGCGAGCGCCGACTGCGTCGAGGGCGGCACCGCCGGCACCGAGCCCGACTCGTTCGGCGCCTCGAGCGCCACGAGCGGCAACGCCTGTGTTTTCTTCGAGATCGATCCCGACGACGGCGACAGCTGGGACGAGGGTGATTACGTCGCCCGGATCAACGTCGAGAGCGCCAACGCGGAGATCACGTGGACCGAGACACACGTCTGTCGAGTCAACTCGAGCTGCGTAAGCCAGGAGACGCTCGGCAGTCTCACCGGTCAGTCGGTCTCGCTCGGCACGACCGGCCCGAAGTCGATGACGGTCCCGGGCGCGGCGGTCACGCCAGCTGCCGGCGACCGGATCTATATCGTCTGTGTCTTCGCGATGGGCGGGCTCCACGGCAATCAGACCGCGGCGCTCATCGCCGACCAACTGATCGACACGCCGTTGACTGCCGCGGCCGCCGGGCAGGAAGCGACCCCCGATCCGGCAATCGCCACCGCCACAGCGATCGACCCGGCAATCACGACCGGCGGCGTCTCAGCTGTGCCCGACCCGGCCGTTGCAACCGCGACAGCCGTCGGCCCATCCGCATCGGCTGGGGGCGGCGAGCAGGAGGCCACCCCAGAGCCGGCCATCTCGACAGCGACAGCACCCGACCCGTCCACGACGATCGGCGGGGTCTCGATCACGCCCGAGCCAGCCACGGCCTCCACAAACGCCGTCGAACCGTCAGTGACCATCGGCGGCCTCAGCGCTATCGCCGACCCGGCGACTGCGGACTTCGTCGCCATCGCCCCGGCCAGCGAGCCCGGCAACGTCACCGCCACACCGGAGCACGCAGCCGCCACCGCGACAGCGGTCGACCCATCGGTCACAACCGGCGGCGAGATCGTGCCGGCGCCGGCGATCGCCACCGCCGCGGCGATCGACCCTGTCGTCTCCGCTGGCGGCGTCACCGCGACGCCCGATCCTGCGCCCGCATCCGCGACGGCCATCGACCCGCTGGTCTCGACCGGCTCGGTGGCCACGCCAGACCCCGCGACGGCGACGGTCGCAGCTCCAGCCCCGACGGTAACAGCTGGGGGCGTGGTCGCCACACCCGCACCGGCGAGCGCGACAGCCGCGGCCGTCGAGCCCACGGTCGCCGTCGGCGGCGTATCCGCCCAGCCGGCGCCAGCGACGGCCGCGCTCACGGCGATCGATCCGACGACATCGCAGGGCCAAGCGGCGATCCCAGCTCCGGCTATCACGACAGTCAACGCGCTCGACCCGACGATCTCGCTCGGATTCATGATCACCCCGAGCCCGGCTGTCGTGACGGCGCTGGCGATCGAGCCCGTCACCCTCGGAGGTGCCGCTGCAGTGGTTAAACCCAAAGCAACGCCAGTCGATCCGCGCTGGTTCCCCGATGCCTGGTGGTGGAGGAAATGCCGCCGGAGGTAGGCCGAGAAACTCGGCAGCGACCCAATAGACGCCAACCCTTGGCCAGGTGACCTGGTACAAGCCGTGGACCTGGGGAAAGGTCGACGACGCGCTCCCTCGGAGCCCGTCGTCGCGTCGTCCCGGGGGGTCGTCGAGGCGGCGCGGCCAGGGCGATCCCAACTTCGTCGCGCACCCGCTCGACTTCCTCGGACACCCCGGTCGCCGGATCTCGGTCGACAAGATTTTCCAGGCCCACGACCAGGCCGAGCGCGGCTGGCCGCAAAAACTCGTCGAGATCGGCCGCGATCGGCTCAAGGCAGACGGTCACCTCCGCAGCCTCGTCGAGCAGCGCCGCGACGACGTCGCGCGGAAGGAATACGTCGTGCTGCCGGGCGGCGAGGCCGAGGTCGACCAGGCTGCTGCCGCCGAGCTCTCACGCCGACTTCGTCGCGCTCGCGGCTTTCGCGCCGCGCTCAAGCACCAAGAGATGTCCTTCTGGCACGGATTCTCGCTCACAGAGCTCGTCTGGACCCGCGCCGACGAACTGTTCGTCCCCGCCGAGTTCGTAAACCACCGCCACCACCGCGTCGTTTTCGACGTCGAAGACGAGCCCTATCTGCTCACGATCGACAACCTCCGCGGCGAGGAGCTTCGCGCCGGCGCGTGGTGGCAGACGCGGCGCGACGACGATCGCGCCGCAGTAGCCGGCGTCGCTGTCACCGCGATCCTCTGGAGCCATCTCAAATCGCTGGGCCTACGCGATCTTCTGCGCCTCTCGGACCGCTTCGGCATGCCGTACGTCTACGGCGTCTACGAGGCCGGCTCCGAGACCGAGGACAACGCCTCGGACACCGACATCGCCGCGCTCAAGGAGGCGGTGCAAACGCTCGGCAAAGACGGCTGGGCTGTCTTCAGCAACGCCGCCGAGATCAAGATCGCCGAGATCGCATCGCGCGGCGGCGGCGATATCCACAGCGCGCTCATGTCGGCTTGCGACATGGTCAACAGCAAGCTGATCGCCGGCGCGACGACGCTCAACCAGACGTCGGGCTCGACCGGCAGCTATGCACAGTCCCGAGTCCACGCCGACCGCGGCTTCAATCTGCTTCTCGGCGACGCGCAGGACCTGAGCGATTCATTCGAGCGCTACGTCGGCGAGGCCTTCGTCCACTTCAATTCGTCACGCTTTCCCGGCGCCCAGCCGCCGCGGCTCAAATTCCACCTGGTCCAGGACCAGAGCCCCAAGGCGCGCGCCGACGTGTTCGGCGCAGCGGTCAAGATGGGCGTGCCGGTCTCGATCTCGCAGATCCGGACCGAGCTCCAGCTCAAGCCGCCTACCGACGACGACGACATCGTGCAGCCGCCCGCGCCAGCCCTGCCTGCCGCCGACCCCGACGACGATCAGCCCGACGAGGAGACGACCGATGAAGCTGAGTGACCGCGAATCCCGACTCCTCGCCGCCCTCGAGCCATTCTCGCGGCTCGAGCTAGCGATCGATCCCGAGGACGCGCCGGCTTGGCGCGCCGACGACGAGAAGCGCCGCGAGCTTCTCGCGCAGCTCCGCGCCGGCGAGCTAGCCGAGCTCAAGATCCCGATCGTCGCCACGACCGAGCTCGAGCGCCCGCGCCCGCTGCCCTACGCCGAGCGCTCCAAGGCTACCGCCAACTTCACCCGCTTCCGCCTCGAGGAGTTCGACGCCTTCGCCTCGAGCTTCGCCGGGCAGCCGTTTCTTCGCGATCACTCGTCGCGCTCGACGGACTCCGGCGGGCGGATCCTGACGAGCTCGGCGGATCGGCGCCGTAACTCGCACCTCATCCGCCAGGAGGTGCTCCTGGTCAAGCGGTGGGCCATGGAGGACGCGCTCGACGGCACCATGCGCGCGTTTTCGATCGGATGGGCGCCCAAGGAGCGCGGCTTCCGCGGCTTTATTTTGTCGGCCTGGTGCACGGTCTGCGATGGCCCGATGTTCGGCGCCGAGGCCGAGTGTCGCCATTGGCCGGGCGACGTCGTCAAACTTGGCGACCCCGAGAAGCGTTACATCGTAGAGCTCGAATGGCGAAACGTGATCGGCCGCGAGACCTCCGAGGTGACCTTTCCCGCCGCGTCGGGAACGGGCATCGAGGGGCCACTCCGCGTTCTTTCTCAGCTCGCCGCGTCCTTCCCGGAGCTTCGCAGCCCCAAGGAGACTGACCAGATGGATCCCAAGCTACTGGCCCGGCTGGGCCTCTCTCCCGAAGCCACCGCCGACGAGGCGATCGCGGCGATCGACGCTCTCGAGCGCAGCGCCAGCGCCGATCCCGACGTCGATCTCGAGCTCGAGCGGGCCCGACGTCGCGCGGCCGAGGCCGATCGCGATCGCCACGCCCAGGCCGCCAAGGCCGCCCGCGGGTCGCGCGTCGATGAGCTCCGCACCGCGGCGCTCGAGCGCGGCCTCTACCGGGACGGCGGCGAGCGCGCCGACCTGTTCGATCTCGTCGCCGGCAAGGGCAAGATCGAGGACGTCGAGTCCCTGCTCAAGAGCTGGGAGGGCGATCCCGAGGTGCCGGTCGCACCGGTGCGGGCCCCGCGCGAGCGGCCGATCGGTCGCACCGCGATGCCGCACATCGACGACGCTCGGCGCCGCGCGCCCGGCGGCTCGATCGAGATTCCCGAGTGCGGCGACGCCCGCGACAAGTTCCTCAACGGCGCCACGGCGTGGATGATCATCCGCGCCGGCGCCGACCAGTCCGTTCGCAAGGCGATGGGCGTTTGGGGAGACGACCCGGATAACGGCTGGAAGTCCAAGCTCGGCAGCGGCTTCGAGCTCGACCCCGGCGAGTTCCGCGGTCGCAGCTGCGCCGACCTGGCGCGCATCTGCCTCGAGCGCGCCGGCGAGGACGTCTCGCGCATGGACAAGGTCGGCATGATCGGCCGCGCTCTCACGATGCGCGGCGGGGGCGTGTACAACACGACCGCCGACTTCCCGCTGCTGCTCGAAAACGTCATGCACAAGATGCTCATGGCCGCCTACGCGGTCACGCCGGACACCTGGCGGGCGTTCTGCGCGGTCGGCCGCGTCGAGGACTTCCGGCCTCACAACCGGTACCGGATGGGCAGCTTCGGGCGCCTGCAGAAGGTCAACGAGCACGGCGAGTTCACCAACCAGCAGATCCCCGACTCGCGCAAGGAGACGATCGCGGCCGACACCCTCGGCAACATCATCGGTATCTCGCGCCAGTCGCTAATCAACGACGACATGGGCGCCTTCAGCCGCCTCACCACGATGGGCGGTCGAGCGGCCAAGCTCTCGATCGAGGCCGACGTCTACGATCTCCTCGCGCTCAACTCGGGCCTCGGCCCCGACATGGCCGACGGCAATGCGTTGTTCGACGCCAGTCACGACAACATCGCCACCGACACCCTGCTCACGCACGAGGGGATCGACGCCGACGCCACCGTGATGGCGATGCAAACGGACGAGACCGGAAACGAGTTCCTCGATCTGCAGCCGGACGTCCTCGTCGTGCCGCGCACACTCCGCGCCCAGGCCCTGATCATCAACAATGCGGAGTTCGACACCGATCCGGTCGACCCCGGCACCGACGAGGGCAACAAGTACCGCAAGCCCAACGCGGTGCGCGGCCTGTTCACCACCGTCGTCGCCACCCCTCGCCTCACCGGCACCCGCCGCTACCTCTTCGCCGATCCCAACGTCGCGCCGACCATCGAGGTCGCGTTCCTCGACGGGCAGGAAGAGCCCTTCCTCGAGGTCAAGGACGGCTGGCGGGTCGACGGCGTCGAATGGAAAATCCGTCACGACTACGGCGTCGACGCCGTGGATTACAAGACCGCCGTCACCAACGACGGCACCGACGGCTAAGGAGATAGCAGATGCCCAACCTCGCAGGTTACAGCCCCGGAGATACTGTCACGTTCACCGCTCCGAGCGGCGGTGTCGTCAACGGTTCGGTTTACCAGATCGGCAACATCATCGGCGTCTCGGCGACGACCGCCGACGAAGGCGAAGAGTTCGAGCTCATCACCAGGGGCGTGTTCCTACTCCCCAAAGCCACCGGCACCGCGTGGACCGAGGGGCTCTTGCTCCACTGGGACGACGGCGACAGCGAGTTCAACACCTCGGCGCTCGGCAACTTCCCGGCCGGCTGCGCGGCCGCCGCTGCGGCATCCGCCGCCGCCGTCGGGCTCGTTCGGCTCAACGGAATCGCCGCCGCGGACGGGGCGTAACAGATGCCCAAGCCCAAGCCCGAGTCCAAGCCCGAGCTCATCGAGGTCTACACCGACGGCGAGCCCATCCGGTTCGTCCACGAGGTGGCCCCGGTGCCGATTCTCGAGATCGTCAAGGGCGCGCGCTACCAGGTCTATCGCCGCTCCGGCGTGATTCAGCGGATGCTCAAGAGCGGGCAGCTGCTCGAGGTCAAGCCGTCCCCGCCGCCGAAGGCGAAAGAGCAGAGCTCTGGGCCGAGCGCCCCGAAGGCCGCCAGCAAGCCCGCCGACAAGCCGAAGGGCGACCCCAAGGGCAAGTAGCCCGTGGCGTACGCCACCACACAAGACCTGGAGAACGCCGCTGGCGGGGCCGAGAGGCTCCGCCAGCTTGCGGATTGGGACGCGGACGGCATCGCCGATTCGACGGTGCTTGATGACTTCGTCGGCAAGGCCTCGCGCTGGGTCGACGGCTTCGCCCGCGCCCATCACTCGGTGCCGTTCACGGCTCCGGTGCCGACCGAGATCGTTGACCTGGTCGCCGCCGAGGTCGTCTACATGCTCCGCAAGGCGCGCCAGGGTCGTGTCGAGGACGAGGATCGCGAGGACCACGTCGAGCGGCTCGAGTGGCTCAAGATGCTGGCGCGCGGCCAGGTGCGCATCGTCCTCGAGGCCGAGAAGCCGGCCCAGGCGGCGGGCGCCGAGACCGGCGAGCTCGCGAGCTCGACCGGGACCTACGACTCCGACGACTACGGCGGGCTCTGGTGAGCGACCTCGAGCTCCACGCCCGCTGGGACTTCAGCGACATCGACGACGGCCTGGCCGCGGTCGCCCGCCGCGGCAAGGACTTCTCGCCGTTCTTCCGCCGCGAGCAGACGCCGGCGAAGCGACACCAGCGTGAGCACGGACGCCGGCGCGAGGGGCCCGACGGCCGCTGGCCGAAGTGGTCAAGCGCGTACCGCCGAGCTCGTCGCCAGCGCCGGCGCCGCGGCCGCAAGAACTCGACACGCATGCTCGGCAAGCTCACGCGCTCGCATCGGACCCAGGTCGACGCCTTTGGGATCCGGCTCGAGTCGCCGATCGAGTGGGCCGACGCGCACCAGTCCCCGACCCGAGTCGGCCGCGGCGCCAAGCTGCCGGCGCGGCCGTTCCTTTGGTGGGCTGACGACTACGTCGACGACTTCAGCGAGCGCGCCCTCGACTTCGCGTGGGGAGTCTGGTGAGCCTGCTTGAGCAGCTCGAGGACCTGGTGATCGCCCGGCTCACGCCGCTGCTGGCCGAGGGCCTGGGCGGCGACGAGGACGGTTACCTCGAGGCCCTCGAGCCCTGGCAGGGCGACGACCTGCCACGAGGTGGCGACGAGGACCTCAACCGGATCCTGCAGGGGCGCGCGCCGGCCGTTATGATCACCACCGGCGACGGCGAGTACAGCAACGAGTCGATCGGCTTCGAGACGACGCGACACACCGTCGACCTGCTGATCCTGATCGTCTCGCAGAACCTGCGCAGCAAGGAGGCGCAGGCCCGCGGCGACGGATTCTCGTCCGACCCCGGGCTCTACCAGCTGCAGGAGGACGTCTTCGACCGCCTCGAGGGGTGGCAGCCGGGGGTCGACTTCATTGGCCGCCTGCGCGCCGTCGATCACAGTCGAAACCTACCGATCGACGACCCCCGACTAATGCGGCGACTCAGATACCGGACCTGGATGGACATCGAGCCCAACCCGCCCGACAGCGGCGACGAGGATCTTTTGACCATCAAGGGCCAGATCAACAACGTCGACGACGACGCGGCCGACCCGGTTATCGAATTCGACCACGAGGTGGACTGATGAACTTCCCGCGGACCAAGACGCTCACCATCCGCGCCACCGACCCGGCCAAGCCGGTGCCGCGACAGCGCACCTGGCGACAGCTCGACAAGGCGGGCAAGGACGTGTCGGTGATCGGCACCGAACCGGTCGAGGTCCCGAACAATCGGTACTACCGCCGCCGAGTGATCACCGGCGAGGCCAAGCTCGTTGGGCCCTCGGCACCCACGCCAACGCCCACGCCCGAGACCAGCGAGAAGCCGAAGGGCGTCGCTGCCGGTCGGCATTCGTCGCCGTCGCCGGCCGGACCGACCGGGGGCAAGGAGTAGGACATGGCCGTCACGCACAGTGTCCCGAGCGCGCTCCTCGTGCCGGGCGTCTACGTCGAGTTCAACATCGCCGCGGCGTCTCGCGGCCTCACGCCGATCAGCCGCCGCGTCGCCCTGGTCGGCACGAAGACCGCAGCCGGCGAGCAAGACGAGCTCGTCCCGGTGCAGGCCTTTTCCGACGCCGACGCCGATCGGCTGTTCGGTGTCGGGTCGCCGCTCGCGCTGATGTGCAAGTTCGGCTTTCGCGGCGCCCGCGACTACGGCGGCGGCGCCGAGCTTCACGCCGTCGCCATCGACGACCCGGGCGACACGGCAGCTGAGCACACCCTGACGATCACCGGCGATGCCGACGAGGGCGGCGAGATCGTCGTCGAGATTGCCGGACGCGAGGTCCGGACGACGGTCGAGCCTGGCGACGACCCGACGGCCCAGGCGACCAAACTCGACGCCGCCATCGACGCGCTCAAGGCCGAGCTCCCCGTGACCTCGGCGTCGGCGCTCGGCGTGGTGACGACCACCGCCACGGTGACCGGAGTCAACGGATCTGACCTGGTGATCACCGTCGTCGAGACCCCGGCGGGCGTGTCGATCGCGGTCGCCGAGTCGGTGCCCGGTGTCGGCGTCACCGACATCACCGCGGCGCTCGACGCCCTGGCGACCGACGATTACGACTGGATCGCCATCGAGAACCACCAGGCCGCCGACGTCGCCGACCTGGCGGCGCACCTGGCCGAGACGTGGGCGTCGGGGGTCAAGCGCTGGCGCTTCACCCGCATGGCCGAGACCGGGGACCTCTCGACCTTCACGGCGCTCTGCGAGGCGGCCGACGACTTCAAGCAGTGTTTCACCTGGTCCGAGGACAACCCGCTCATGCCCGGCGAGATCGCCGCGTATCGCGCGATGATCGACGCCGCCCGCGAGCCGACGCTGACCACGACCCTCAACGGCCTGGCGCTGCCGTCGATCCCACTGCCGCCCAAGGCGAGCTGGCCGCAACCCGGACTCGCCGGCGAGCAGCAGGCGGCCATGTCATCGGGCGGCGAGGTCCTCGCCCCCGACGAACGCGGCGTCATGCGTCTAGTTCGCGCGGTCACGAGCAAGACCACGCACGACGGCGTCGCGTACAAGGCGATGGTCGACACGCTGATCGGCGAGGGTATGGTCTACACCGCCCGGCAGTGTGAGATCGCCTGGGCGGCGTTCTCGGACGCCAAGAAGTCGGCGCGAGTGCGCCGCCAAATCCGTTCGGTCACCTACGGCGTGCTCAAGCGGCTCGAGGGCCTCGAGGTCCTGCAGAACGTCGACGAGCACAAGGGCCAGCTCACCGTCGAGCCCGACGGGGTCGACGTCAACGCGGCCGTCGCGGCGATCCCGACCTCGGTCATCCCCGGCCTCGCCAAGCTGATCGGCGTCTTCAACCTCCTGGTCGAGTAGGAGTAGCCCATGCCCCCAGTCGTTGACTTCGCATTCATCGAGATCGACCGCCGCGGCTGCAAGGCTGTCGCCGCGATCGATGTGACCGACGAGAGCTCCGGCCTCGAGGCCGTCCCTGCGCTGTCGCCGGACCGGAAGGCGATCGGATTCAAGGAGGGAGTGGACATGTACTCCTTCACGATCACCCATAAGCGGCTGATCCCTCTCGAGGTCGACTACCGCGCGCTGCGCGCCGACCGCACCGAGTTCGACGTCGTGTACCAGGAGCGCGCCGGCAACCGACTTGGTAGCACGTACCAGCTCCTCACGTGTCGCGTGCAGAACGTGGCCAAGGGCTTCACCGCCGAGGGCGAGACCGCCGACGTCGTGCAGTGCATCGCCCTCGACCACGTCGAGGAGTAGCCGGTGGCCAAGCGCAGGAGACCCCGACCGCCCGGCCACTCGGCCGCCGACAAGGCCGAGAGCAAGCTGGCCAGCTACATGGCCGGCTCACTGGTCGTCGAGCACAGCACGATCCCGGGCACCGACAAGCCGTTCGTCTGGCGCAAGCTGAGCTCGCGACAGAAGCAGCTGGCCGTCGCTGCTGCCGTTCGGCGGCTCGAGGAGGTAGCGATCCCGCAGGGGCTGCGGTCGTACGCCGATCTCGAGGACGAGATCGCGATCCAGGTGCTGCACTTGGCGATGCGCGACCCCGACGTCGAAGGCACCGAGTTTGACCCGTACCCCCGGACGCTGGCGACGAACGCTGACGAGCTCGGACTTCTCATCGACGAGGACACCCGCGACCTGCTGGCGATCGAGTACCGCGACCTCGAGGAGGACACGTCGCCTCGCGCCGACGACTTCGACGACGACGAAATGCGGGCGCTCGAGGACGCTATCGAAAAAAAAAATCCTCGCCTGCTGAACTCATTCGGGCCGCGCATTCTGAGGCACTGGCTGCTTACTTCGGCCAGCCCGCAATCGCACTAGACGCCGAGGCGCAGATCCTGCCGTGGTTTGAGCTGCGGCAGGAGTACCGGTACCGAATGAACCCGAAGCTGCGGCCCAAGGAACCGGCCAAGTCCGGCCGCTTCCGTGGGATGCCCTCGAGGCTCGCCCAGTATTTAGATCCAGATGGCACGCGGGTCACGTCGAGCGACAGCTGAGCTCACGGTCAAGGACCGAATGGGCGCCGGCCTTCGCCGCGCCCGCGGCCGCCTGCAGCGATGGGGTAGCAGCACGCGCCGGCTCGTCGGCGGCGCGATGAAAGGGATCGCCGGGCTCGCCGGCGTCGCCGGCGTGGGAATCGTCGCCGCCCTGGCTGCCTCGGGCCACGCGGCCTTCAAGTTCGAGGAGTCGATGACCCGGCTCCAGATCCAGAGCGGCCGGTCGGCGATGGAGATGGTCACATTCCGGGACCGGATCAACCAGGTGTCTCGCACGACCGGCGTCGCCCGAGGTGACGTGCTCGGTGCTGCCGCCTCGTTCGTGTCGCTCACCGGCGACATGGAGACCGCCGAGAAGTCACTCGAGACCTTCGCCAAGGTCGCGGTGGCTTCGGGCGCGTCGATGGAGGACATCAGCCGGACGGCCGCGGCCTTGCGGCAAAACATGCAGGTCGACCCGTCCGACATGGAGCGGGTGTTCTCGATCATCCTCGCCGGCGGCAAGGCGGGGGCGATCGAGTTGCGCGAGCTGTCGACGCTGCTGTCCTCGATCACCCCGAGCTTCTCGAAGTTCGGAAAGACCGGTGCGGCCGGCATGGCCGAGCTCGGCGCCATGCTGCAGCTCACCCGCCAGGGCTTCGGCTCCGCCTCCGAGTCGGTCACCGGGCTGCAGGGAATGATGAACGCGTTTGCCAAGAACGCGAAGCGCTTCGAGTCCGCCGGCGTCAAGATCTTCGAGGTCCGCGACGGCCAGAAACAGCTTCGCGGCCTGCGAGACATCGTCGCCGACCTCGGCGACAGCAAGCTCGCCCGCGATCCAACCCGCCTCGCGAAGGCCTTCGGCCGCATCGAGGGGATGAAGGCCTTCGAGCAGCTCGTCAAGGTCGAAGACGCCCTCGACGACCTGATCAGCAAGACCGAGACTGCCGACGACGTCGGCCGCGACTACGCGACGTTCCAGGAGTCGGCGGCCGGGCGGCTGAAGGTCGCGTGGAACCAGGCCAAACAAGAGCTCGCCGAGTTCTTCACGCCCGAGATGATCGGCCAGCTCACCGACTGGTTCAAGGCCGGCGTCGACGGCGCCATCAAGCTGATCAAGACCCTTCGCGACCTCAAGGACCTGGTGTTCGGGACTCAGCCGGACGTGCTGCCGGCCGACATGGATATCACCAACGCCGGCGCTGCGCCCTCGGACATCATGCGTCGCGAGGTCAACGCGGCCGAAGAGGCTCACGGCATCGGGTTCATCACCGATCGAGTGCGCGAGGGCGCGCTAATCGGCGCCGGGCGCGGCAACCCCGCCGCTGGTGTTCCGGGCGATGCCCGCTTCTTCTCGCGTGGGTTCGGCTCGGACCATCGGTCGCTGGTGGTTAACCCGAACGAGCGTGCCGGCTCCGCTCACTGGCGCGAGCGCGAGTCGGCCGCCGGCAGGGTGGGCGCACAGAGAGCCCCGAGCGACGCGTTCCTTGGCGGCGCCAGGGATCGGGTCGAGCGCCGCGGCGGCGTCGATGTGCGCGTCACCGTCACGCCCTCGCCGATGTTTGATGCCCAGATCGAGCGGCGGCAGGGCGACCGCGCTCGCAGGAGCGTGCAGTAGTGGCCGACTGGGACAACCTGCTAGCCGCCTCGTACGGCGGGCTGCCGCTGCACCTGCTCGACACCGACGACGACATGTCCCGCGAGATGGCCCGGCGCCGGTACCCGCGCAAGGACGGCGCGAACACCGAGGACCTCGGGCAGATCGCGCGCGAGACGGCGTGCACGATCGTTTGGGCGGGCGTCGGGCACGTCCAGCGCCTGGTGGCCTTCTTGCGCCTGGTGCAGCGCGGGCGCGTCGAGTCGTTCACCCACCCGTTGACGGGCAGCTACCAGGCGCGAGTCGGCGACCTCCGCTTCTCCGCGCGCGCCGAGGAGCGCGACTGGGTAGTGATGAGCGCGACCTTCGTCGAGCACTCTACGGACCTCGCGGTTCTCGATCCGGTCCAGAGCGGCAACGTCTCGGCCGGCCTCGAGGAGGTCAAGGTCGCGGGCGCCGCCCTCGACGCCGCGGTCGCCGAGTTCCTCGCTGGCCAGGAGACCGACGCGGCATCGAAC